GCGCTACCACGTGAGCCTCGGAGATCGGGATCTTGATCCTGAGGAGCTGCACGAACCGGCCGGGCAGGCAGAGATCACGATCGTGCCGGTGATTGGCGGCGCCGGCGCCGCGGGCCGGATCATCGGTGGCGTGGCGCTGGTTGCCGCCGCGTTTGCCATCGGGCAGCCATGGCTGGGGCACACGGCGTTTTCCATGATCACCGGCGTGGGCGCCAGCCTGGCGCTGGGTGGCGTGGCGTCGCTGCTCACCCCTGTGCCGCGCACGGCTGGGCCAGGTGCAGCAGGCGCCATGGCCAGCGCGAACAGCGCCAAGGCTGAGAACAACGACCCACGGCGCAATTCATCGTTCAGCTCCATCCAGAACACCACCCGGCAAGGCGTACCGGTGCCGGTGATTTTTGGGAGGAGGATCGTCGGCTCGGTGGTGATCTCGGGCGCGATTTTTGTTGATCAGGTGGCAGCATGAGCATCGGCGGGCGGATCGCTGGTGGGCCACTGATCAGCGGCTCCGGCGGGCTGGGAAATGGACGCCAGCAAAGGCAACGGCAATATGTAGCCGCGGCACAGCCGGAGCAGTACGTCCCCACCGAGGCGACCAACAATCTTTTTTCAACTAGCAAGATCAAAATTCTCGACCTGATCGGCGAGGGCGAATCCGGGGGCTTGGTAAATGGCCTGCAGTCGATTTTGCTTAACGGCACGCCTATTCAGAATCCCGATGGCAGCCTGAATTTTCAAGGGGTCACAGTCGAGACCCGCAATGGCACACAGCTTCAAGACTACATCCCCGGGTTTGATGAGGTAGCCAGCGAGACCGGAGTGGGTGTGGCCGGAGTGGGTGTGGTGGTCACGGCGTCCACGCCTGTCACCCGCACAATCACCGCACCGGCCGACGCCGCTCGGGTGATTGTGACACTGCCGGCCCTGCAGGAATTCACCGATAAAGGTGACGTACTAGGCGCGAGTGTGCGCCTGCAAATTTCCGTCCAGTACAACGGCGGCGGCTATAGCGTCGTGGTTGATGACACCATCACCGGACGCACCTCCCAGCAATACCAGCGGCAATATCGAATCAACCTATCAGGCCCGTTCCCCGTTGACATTCGGGTGAGTCGGGTTACGCCTGATAGCACCAGCTCAAAGCTGAACAATGCTTTCAGCTGGGCCAGCTACTCGGCGATCACTTACGCAAAGCTTGCCTACCCAAACAGCGCCTTGGTAGCGCTGACGATTGATGCAGAGCAGTTCAATGGATCAATCCCTTCCCGGTCTTACGATTGGCTAGGAAAAACAATACAGATACCCAGCAATGCCACGGTTGACCCTGCTAACGGGCGGCTGATTTTTTCTGGTGTTTGGGATGGAACATTCGGCGCCGCGCAGTGGACGAGTGACCCCGCCTGGTGCCTGTGGGCGCTGCTGACCTCTCGACGCTTTGGCTTTGGCGATCATCTTGACGCCAGCAAGCTGGACAAGTGGGCATTCTATTCCGCCAGCCAGTACGCCTCGGCGCTGGTGCCGGATGGGTTCGGAGGAACCGAGCCGCGCTTTAGCTGTAATGCTGACATCCAAACCGCCGATGATGCCTACCGGCTGATCAATGATCTCTGCTCGGTGATGCGCTGCATGCCCTACTGGGCCGCTGGTGCGCTCACGATCTCCCAGGACCGGCCGGCTGATCCGTCGTTCAGCTTCACCCTGGCCAACGTTGGCCCCGAGGGGTTCAACTACAGCGGCAGCAGCCTGAAAACCCGGCCCACGGTTGCCGTGGTGCGCTATCAGGATCTCGACTTGCGGGACCAGGGCTTCGAGGTGGTCGAGGATGCCGCCGGCATCGTCCGCTACGGGGTGGTGAAAGCCGAGATTGAAGCGTTCGCTTGCACCAGCCGCGGCCAGGCCCGCCGCGCGGGGGAGTGGTTGCTCTATACCGAGGCCAACGAAGGACTCGTCGTTGCGTTTTCGTCCAGTCTCGCCGCCGGGGCGGTCGTGCGGCCTGGGCAGATTGTCCAGATCGCAGACCCCCTAAAGGCGGGGTCTCGCCGTGGTGGAGCCATTGCAGCGGCCACCACCAGCGCAATCACCCTAGACGACGCCACGGGGCTCACTATGGCCAGCAGTCCCACGCTGAGCGTGATCCTGACCAATGCCACGGTGGAGACCCGCCCGGTGGCGTCGATCACTGGCAACGTGGTCGCGGTGGCGCCTGCGTTCAGCTCGGCGCCGCAACCCAACTCGATCTGGATCTTTGAGAGTTCCAACATCCTGGCATCGCTCTGGCGAGTGCTGACGGTCGGAGAATCCGATGGAGTGCGATATCCAATCACTGCGTTGGCTCACAACCCAGGGAAATACGACCACGTTGAGCAGGGCCTGGCTTTGACCAAGCGCGACATCACCGACCTGGACATCATCCCTGACCCGCCGCAGAACCTCACCGGCGTGGAGGTGCTCTACGAGGCCGGCAGCAGGGTCGCAGCCAAGCTCCAGGTGAGCTGGAGCATGGTGCCGGGCGTCAGCACCTACCGGGTGAGCTATCGCCGTACCCTCGGCAACTGGGAGCAACGCGTCGTGAGCGCGCCATCCATCGAGATTCTCGACACAGAGGCGGGCGCCTACGAGATCCTGGTGGCGTCGGCCAAGGCCGGCATCATTTTCAGTCGAGCGGCTCAGCTTCTGTTCACGGCCTCAGGCAAAACGGCGCCGCCTGCGAACGTGACCGGCGTCTCCTTGCTACCGATCGACGGGGCCAGCGGGATTCTGAGCTGGGACCGAGCGCCGGATCTGGATGTGCGGGTGGGCGGTCGCGTGCTGATCCGCCACAGCCCACGCCTTGATACCCCTGCCTGGGGGGAAGCGGTCAGCCTCGCCCCAGCCGCCGCCGGCAGCGAGGTGCAAAAACAGGTGCCGCTGCTGGAGGGCAGCTACCTGCTGAAGTTTGAGGATGACGGCGGTCGCCAATCCCCTGGGGTCGCCTATGTAGTTGCCGACCAGCCGCAGCCGCAGCCGCGCCTGTTGATCAAGACATACGCGGAAGACGCAGAAAGTCCGCCATTTAATGGCAATGGAATTGATATGTTTTATAGTGATTATTTCGGTGCGCTTGTCTTGGGCAGTGCCGAATCATGGGACTCGATTGAAGGGCTTTTTGATTCATCAGAGATGTTTGAAGACCCAATCACTGCGCTGGTGGATCCAGTGGTGGCAAGGGGTGAATACGAGTTCGGCTCAACGTATTCGATGGGAGGAGTATTTGACGTAAACCTGAAACGCCGTTTGTTGACAAGAACCTTAAATCAGCTTGATCTGTTTGATAGCCGAACCGGACTGTAAGTGATTTTGACGGGGCATTCTTGAGCGCTGTAGACGCAGTATTGCTGGTGCGCTCTACGCTTGGCGACCCTGGCGTGGCGCCGCAGTGGTCGGAATGGCGCGAGGTGGCGAATGGGATCGTGCGCGGCTGGGGGTTCCAGTTCAAAATCGTTGCAACCAGCGGTGACGCGTCGCAGAACATTCTCGTTGAAGAGCTTGGCGCTGTGATGGAGCTGCAGCAGCGCATCGAGCAGTCCGGCACCCTGTCGGCTCCCACCAGCACTTACGCGGTGGCCTTCGCCGAGCGGTTTTATGCCGTGCCAAGCGTTGGGGTCACGGGATACAACATGGCGACCGGCGATTATTGGGTCATTGACCCAGCAAGCATCACCCGCTCAGGTTTTGACATCACCTTCAGGAACAGCGCCGGGGCAGCCGTAGCCAGGCAGTTCAACTATACTGCCATTGGGTTTGGCCGAGAGGTCACTTAATGGCGCAGCATGATTACATCATCAGCAACCAGTCGCATGCGGCGTTTCGTGCGGACCTGAACAATGCGCTAGCGGCGATTGTCACTAACAACAGCGGGACCGCGGCGCCAAGTGTCACCTACGCCTACCAGCCTTGGGCAGACATCACGACTGGGCTCTGGAAAGTACGCAACGCATCGAACACGGATTGGATTGTTGTCGGCACGATTGACGCTCCCAATCTGGGCCTGGCCACCGCTGCATCTGTG